GTATAACAGTGTTATACAGGTGTTATGTTATGTGTTATGCCGGGTGTTAGAAGTGGCTACCGCATAACAATATAACAGGTGTTATATAACTGTTATGCCCTCGTTACCTTCGAAGTTTCCACGTTGCCCCCCTCGCTTTCTTGGGCAAAAAGATTATTGGGAAAGAAAGCAACATTAAAGAGGGGGAAACATTGTGAGGGAAAACGTCCAGCGTTGCGGAAAAAGAAGAAGAGTGGAAGGCGGAGAAGTTGCGGAAGGGAAAAGATATGGGCAAAAGCGACCCCGTATGCACCCCGGAGGGCGAAATTGCTTTGTAACTTTATTACCCGTTCTTTCTCTTATCTTTGCCTATTTTTCTTAATTCCACCCCGTATGCCCATTTCCCCTACCCCCCATTATTTTAATTATTTCTCCTAAAAATTTTTGAGGTAAAAGTGAAAAAGCGACCGGAAAAAGTATTTGAAGAGAAAAAACAAAAAGTTAATAAGCTAAAGTTGTTGGAAGAGAAAGTTAAGCGGGAAGCTCTCTATAATCCCCTATTCTTCGTTCAAAATTATGTGATTACCATAGACGAACACGATATTAATAATCCTTTTAAGAGGTTTCCCGACAAAGAGTATTTATGGAATATTGTTAAAATATGGAATTCTCACGATTTAATTCTTATCGTTAAGTCCCGGCAAATGATGATTTCCTGGCTTATGGTAGCCCTACATGTCTGGTTATCCATTAGACCGGGTGCTCGAATATTTTTTGTATCTAAAAAAGAGGCTGACGCTGACGCCCTTAAAGAGAGAGCTCATTTTATTGTTAAAAACTTACCCGACTTCTTACGTCCCGAGTTTAATAATAAGTATTGTAAGCTCTATTTTCCGGAGTTGAATTCAGAGATTAATGCCGTTTCTCAAGATTCTGACGCCTTACGGCAATATACTGCTACGGCAATTCTATTTGACGAAATGGCTTTTGCTGACGAGGCGAGAGCTATTTATACTGCAGCAAAACCAACTATAGTGGGAGGTGGAAAATTTACTGGAATTTCTACTCCTAATGGTAAGAATTTCTTCTATGAATTGGCTTATGACAAAATTTAGGGAGGAATTTATATGGCTTTTAAGTATGTAAAGAGAACTTCTAAAAAGGCCAAAGCTCGCAAAGGAGAAAGTTATGTAGCTAAAGGTAAAAAACCACCTTTGGGAGAAGGGAAAAGATTTGAAGCATTGAGCAGTGCTTTAGAGAAAAAGGGAGCAAGTAATCCAGAAGCTCTTTCGGCCTGGATTGGACGCAAAGTGCATGGTCAAGAAAAGTTCCAAAAATTAGCTGCCGCAGGGAAAAAGAAGAAAAAGTAAATGGAACAAATTTCTAAAGGTCTGCAGTTGCAAAAAAACAATAATGGGTTTTGGGTTATATTCTGTCATTACACTGCAGACCCCGACAAAGACCCAGAAGTTAATGGTAAGGAGTGGTATGAGAAGGCTCGACGTGGTATGCACGAGGAACAGTGGCAGCAGGAATATGAGATTAATTTTTATGCTCGATTAGGGAAAAGGGTTTTTCCTGAATTTGAGCGAGAAATACATGTAAGAGACGTTTTGTTTAGAGATTCTGCTCCTCTTTATTTAGGGTGGGACTTTGGTTGGCACCACCCAGCGGTTATTTTTGCCCAGATTGACGACCAGGATAGATTATTGGTTTTAGACGAGATAATTGGAGAATCTATAAACCTTTATGAGTTCATAGAAAAAGCAGTTTATCCCAAATTAAACTCTTATGGAATAGAAATCCGCAATAAAAAGATTAATCACCATATTATTTCTTGTTGCGACCCCCAAGGAGTGCAGAGAACTGATGCGGCAGAATCTTCTTCTGTAGAGATTTTACGCTCTTATGGGTTTTTAAACGTTCAATATAGTAAGCGTTCTATCCAGTATGGATTAGATATTTTAAGAAAATTACTGCTTATTCGTCCTGACGGAACTCCTGCTTTTTATATTTCTCCTAAATGCACTAATTTAATCGAGGGATTTGTAGGCGGGTATCATTATCCCGAAAATAATGCTGAAATTCCAGAAAAAGACGGTTTTTATGAGCATTTATTTGACGCCTTACGCTATTTAATAGTGAGAAAATTTAAGCCCATAGAAGTAAAAAAACAGATTAAACCCTATTATGTGGTTAACCGCAATTCACCAACCGGTTATTAATTGAGGTGAATAAATTGAAAATTGAAAATTATTCAGACGTTAAAGACAGAATTGACAGACAATCAAGAGAAGATAGTAAGTTTATTGAATTTCAACGAGAAGTAGAGCAGATAAGAAAAGAGATTTCTGACGCTCCCAGTAGAATTGATGCTATATTAAAAGCTTATGAAAAGACTAAAAAGGGAGAAACAAAACCTCTCACCACTTCTCAGCCAGTTTCTCGACCAACCTATCAACCTCAAATCAACACTACTCCTACTACTACGCAAAGCTTAAATAGTGCTACCTTAGACGAGGAGCTTGCCAGAATAAGACAAGAACCCGATTTATCTAAAAGAATTGATGAGAGAATGCAATTACTCAATAGGTGGAAAGAAGAAAGAGCCAAAATACCACAGAAAACTCTTCAGCAATCACAAGCGCAAGTGAATACCGCTATGGCAAGTAGAGGTTTAACTACTCCTCAGCCAACCGTTTCTCCTTCTTTACAAGCTACCGCCAGACTGGTTCACGGAGCAGCAAACCAGCCAGCCATTATTGCTCCTCCGCCTATTATGAAGACACAAACTCCAATTCAAAATACTCCTCAACCAACTACTCCAACTCAGCCCGTTACTGCTCCAACCCAAAATATTGCTCAATCTACTGCACCAACTCAGCCTACTACTCCACCTCCACCAGTTACTCCAGAAGCTCAATATTCAGAAACTGTAGCTGGGTTAAGGGAGCAAGGTGCAGTTCCTTATAATGCTATGTATATTTCGGGGATTTTTGGAGAGAAAAGAGAGGGAGGAAGGCCACACGCTGGAGTGGATATTGCCGCAGTAGAAGGAACTCTTATGCCTTCTCCTGCTCGAGGTTATGTAAAAATTACTCAAGAACCCGGATATGGTAGGGCAATTGTTATTGTTGACCCAGAACGGCCAGACACTCAATGGGTGTTGGGACATGTTGGTAATCCTCTGGTTAAAGAAGGGGATTATGTAGAAATGGGACAACCAATTGCCACTCCAGGGACAAGTGGAAATGTTAAAGGAAGTAATCCCTACCACCTACATTATGAAGTGAGAAAAAACGGGACACCAGTTGACCCCATAACTGAAAATCCTACTATTTTTGCTCCTATGTTGCCTCATTTATTTACTATTTTATCTCCTCAATTAAAGGAGGTTTATCAGAATGCCCTATCGCAAGCCACCAGCCAAGGTGCATAGTTTGCCTAAAAAGGAGCAGAAAAAGTGGGTAGAAATATTTAATTCTGCTTATAAATATGCTCGGGACAAAGGATGGTCAGAAGAAAAAGTAGAGGAATATGCTCATAAGATTGCCTGGAGCAAGGTGAAAAAGAATGGACGAAAATAAGGTTTGGTTAGAATTATCTTCTCGAATTGAAGACGCTCGTGGAGCAGTAAATGCTCATCAAAGTGAAATTATTTCTGCTAATAGGGTATCTTATCCTTCTTTGGTGGATAACTGGAAAAAATTTCATAGAATGTATCATGGAATATTACCAGAAAAAAACACTCCCTGGCCAGGAGCTTCTAATCTTCATATTCCCATAACTCAAATTGTGGTAGATACCATTACTTCTATTATTGCCAACTCAATTTTGGGTAATTCTCCAATTGTAACTGTTAGACCATATCCAGAGTTAGGAGTAGATACAGAAGAAGCGGCAAGAAAATTAGAATGTTTCTTAAATTATGCGGTAAGAGAGGAAATAAGAGGATTTAGACAAGTTTTTACTCAGTGGGTAAGACAAGCGGTTTTATATGGAACTGCTATTTTAAAAGTAGTATGGAGTGCTGAAACCAGAAATATTAAGGTTAGGGATTTTTTAGAGGGCGGAAAGAAGCTTATTACTGTAAAAACTTATGACGCCCCTCGATTGTGTGTGGTAGATTTGGAAAACTTTATTATTCCTTCTTTTGCCCGAGATATTCAAGACGCTCCTTTTGTAGCCGAGCGTATTTTTGTCCCTCTCCAGGTTTTAAAGCAAAGAGAAAAAGAAGGGTTTTATAGTGGGATAGATGATTTGGTTACTATGATGTATCAACCTCCTGAAGTGGAAAGACAAGGGGCTGATGAATTAGGAGTTAGATATCCTCAATTAATTGAGGGAGTAGATATTTATGATTATTGGGGAGGATATGATTTAGACGGAGATGGGTATGAAGAAGAATATCATATTGTAATGGCTGCTGACCAGCCTAAAATTCTCCGGATTGAAGAGCCTCCTTATTATCACGGCAAGCGTCCTTATGTCAGATATAATTTCTTAAGAGAACCTAACCAATTTTATGGAATTGGTATAGGACAGATGATACAGCATTTACAAGAAGAGATTAATGCCATTCATAATCAGAGAATGGATAATGTTAATCTCATAATTAATAAGGTATTTAAGTATCGTCCTAATGAATATTTTGAAGACCCTGATGATATAATTTTTGCTCCTGGCTCTAAAATTCCAGTAAACGAAATGGATGATATTATGCCATTAGTTACCGGAGATGTTCCAGTATCTTCTTACAATGAGGAGCAAATTGTCAGGGATTATATTGAAAGGTTAACTGGAGTTACTGACTTTTCATTGGGGAGAATTCCTTCTACTGCTCGGCGAACTCCTGCTACGTTAGGAGTAGCGGTAATAGCTGAAGGTAATAAAAAATTACAGGAAAGATTGATTTTACTGCAAGAATCTTTAGAAGAAGTTTTAGATATGGTTCAGTGGCTCTATTATCAGTTTATACCTCAAGAAAAGGTATTTAAAGCTCCCGGGGCTTCTGTTTTAATGACTATTACTCCGGAAGACTTGAGACATCAATATCGTTTTGATATTACTGGAGCTGATGTAACCACTTCTAAGGAAATTAGATTTCAACAGGCTTTACAAATGTATGCCTTACTTTCCAACAATCCTATTGTGGCTTCCAACCCTAAAGCACTGGCTTACCTTACCAAACAACTTCTTTTATCTTCTAACTTACCTAATATTGAAGAAGTTCTCAATGATAAAGATTTCCAGCAAATGCTGGAACAGCAAGCAGCGCAGGGTGGAGGTAATGAGGGATTAAATGACATTGTCCGCCAGCTGATTGGACAATCTACCGGTCAGCAAGGAGCGGGGTTAGGAGGTTTATCTACCGGTGGGGCAAGAAGACTTGGAATCTCTAATGTATCACAAGGGGTGGAAGGAGCTAACCGAGTTCCTCCACAAGGACAGGGAGCGGCTAATCAATGAACTTATTTCCAGTGATGATATGGAAAAAGTTCGAGTATTGCAAGTTGAAATCCGCAGTATTGACCGCTTTTTAAATCTTCCTCAAAGATTAATTAAACGGCGAGCCTGATAAAGACAACTCGCCAAATAAGGAGGTTTATTTTATGTCTAACAATCAAGTGGAGACCCCTCAAACGGGACAATCTCCAGAGGATAATATTCGTTTTTTGGGATTAGAAGAAGAACAACCGCAAGAACCAGAGAAACAACCTGAAACAAATCAACAAGAAACTGAACAACCACAACAGCCAGAAACACAGCCAAGTGAGGAACAGCAACCAGAGACCCCTACGGGACAATCTTTGATTGCTGGTAAGTTTAAGTCTATTGAAGATATGGAAAAGAGTTACAAAGAGTTGGAGAAAAAGCTAACTCAACTCGCTCGGGAGAAAAAACAGCTGGAGCAGTCTTACCAAGTTTTAGTGCAACAGCAACCTAAAACCCAGCCAACTTCTCAGGTTGATGAGCAGAAATTTTTAGACCAATTTCTTAATCAACCAGCATCTACCGTAGAAGGGTTGGTTGAAGAAAAGCTTGGCAGATTGAGAAAAGAAATAATCGCCGAGCGTAAAATTGCTGAAAAAGAGCAAGAATATCGTAAACTTCTGGGCAACACTTTCGACAAAGTGAAGCCAATAGTTGACCAGTATGTCAACTATTACAAGCAAAATTATTTAGACACTTTGGTCGATGGCAGTGGATATGATTTTGCGGTTTCTACAGCAGTTGGACAACTGGCTATTAAAAATAATTTAACTCCGCCAGCCCAACCTTCTCCAGTAGAAACTGCCAGGCCTACGGCAACTAAATCATATTCCCGAGAAATTGTGGAATTAGCTCGGAAGTTTAATCGTAAACCTGAAGAGCTGGAACAGGAATTAGAAGCAATTGAACAAGGAAAACCATTTGATTTAGAGACCCTTTCTCCTAAGGAGGTTTAATATGAGTAAAAAGGACAATTTCGACCCATCTAAAGTAAATTTAATGGACTTTACTGGTGGAAAAGAAGAATTCGATTATAAATTCGCCAGTAAAGATATGTTTGAATATAACAAAATGCAGGGCTGGGAAACGGTAAATATTAATGAAGATAAGATTGAGCCTGGAGTTATGCTTAAGAACGCTGGTTTGCCTGCTGACGGAACACTGCAAACCAAGCATAATATTCTTATGCGCCGACCTAAAGAAATTGGGGAACAGGTGCGTAAAGCAAAAGAAGATTTGCACCGCTCCAGACTAAAATCTATTAATGAAGCTTGGAGAGACTTAAAAGACGCCCAGCGTAGAGAAGACGACCGAGCTACTGCTGATGCGGTAGCCAGAATTAAAAATCTAACTCGTGGATAGAGGTGATATAAATGGCAATTAGATTTGAACCTGCTCTTCCTCTTTTAACTACCCGCACTTTTTTAACTGACGCCAACCAAGATATAAAAGTAGGAGACCCAGTAACTTTAGTAAGTGGTTATGTGCAAAAAGCCACTGTAACTTCTACTGCCTTACTTGGTGTATCTGCATTATCAGTGAAAAGTGGTTCTGGAGAACATCTTCCTATATCGGTATGGGTAGGAGACGATAAAAATGAATTCTTTGGGAAATGCTCTGGCGCAGCGGCAATTACTCTACAGGGGACTACTTGCGATATTAAAATTGATGGCAATGGTATTCCATTTGTAGATGAAAACGCTACCTCAAAGAATGTATTGTTAATTGTGGGCAAACATCCCGAAGATAATTGGGGTGCTGGCACAAGAGTAAGATTTAAAATTAATCCCGCTAAATCTCAATATAGTGCTTAATGTGAGGTGAAAAAACATGGCAATGACTTCCAGCACTTTATCTAAACTTCTGCAACCTCGGGAAGTTTATGAGGAAATAAAAACTGGATATAAAAAAGTAACTCCCGTTTATGAGCGAATATTTACTGAAAAGAACACTTCTTTAGCTGAAGTAAAAGACTTAAATATTATTGGATTAGGAGCTTTTCAGGATTGGGACGCTGAAGGTGGAGATATAATCACCGACCGAGCTTATGAGGGGTATGAATGGAGTTATGCTCCTCAATATAAGGCTCTGCAGTTTGCAGTAACCAGAAAAATGATGAAAACTCTCCAATACGATATTGTTAAAGACTTAGCTCGGGGTATGGGAAGAAGTGCTGCTTTTACCATTGAGCAAATGGCACACGGAGTTTTTAATTTAGGAACCACCGTAAATGGTGGAGATGGCGTTCCTTTATTTTCTGCCTCTCACCCTACTCTTACAGGAACTGCCAGCAATAAAGTTACTGCTGACTTAACTCCCGACTCTTTGTTTAATGCCATTCAGCATTTTATGTCTTTAACTGATGATAGGGGATTACCAATTTTGATACAGCCCAGAATATTGGTTATCCCTATAGCTCTGGCTAAAATAGCTCACGAAATATTGGAAAGCGAAAAAGCTCCTTATACGGCAGAAAATCAACCCAACTATCTTTATGGACAGAACTTTACCGTAATAGTCTCACCATATTTAACCGATAGTAATGATTGGTTTTTACTTGCCGATAAGGAGGATAATGCTTTAAAGGCTTACTGGTTAGAGAAAGTAACTGTGGACAATTATGAAGACCAGGCTACTCGTTCTACCATTTATCAGAGTTGGTTTGCGGTAGATTTTGGGTGGTCTGATTGGCGAGGAGTTTATATGGGTCAAGCCAGCTAATAAGAGGGGGAATGACATTCCCCCTCTTTAAAGGAGTTGATGATATGGAAGTTACAAGAATAACTGAGAGTAAACAAATAAAAAGTGGGGTTTGTTATTTTTATGGTATTGCTTTCCCTAAAACTACTACTGCAGGTAAAACTGTTGATGTTTATGACGAAGTGGTAAGTGGTAGCCCTACTGCGTCCAAAAAAATTGTTCCTCAACAATTAACCTCTGCAGACAATTATGATTTTTTCTTTCCTGGAGGTAATCCCGTGCGGTGTCATAGGGGATTGTATGTGTCATTAGGAACTGGTTTAAATGAAGCTTATGTCTATTGGGAATGAGGTGATGTAATATGGCAGGCGCAGCCACTGATTATTTAGAAAATGCTATTCTTGACCATATTTTAGGCAAGGTAGCTTATACTGCTCCCACAACTATTTATGTGGGATTAGCTAATGCCGTAGCTGAAGACGGGACAATAACTGGAGAGCCTTCTGGGTATAATTATAGTAGAGTGCAGGTAACCAACAACACTACCAATTTTCCTGCTGCTTCTGGTGGTTCAAAGAGCAATGGAGCCGATATTGTTTTTAATGAAGCTTCTGGTAGCTGGGGAACTATAAATTATGTATTTTTAGCCGATGCCGATGTAGGAAGTGGGCATGTTTTGCTCTATGCTCAATTAACCAATCCTAAAACTATTGGCAGTGGCGATACGGTAAAATTCGAAGCTGGAGATTTAACATTCTCCGTTGATTAACAGTGGCTAAATCTCATTGGAATGAAATTTCTGGTTATACTTGGAAACAATTAATAACTGATGAAGGAAGAAATACTTGGAGTAAACTTTATCATTTTGTATATACAGTAGTGGCAATGGGGAGTGCAATATTTTCTTCTCTTTCTAATTTGAGAAAGTTGGTAACTTTTATTGTTGCTCCCCTTTCTTTTGCTTTTTCCTCTTCTATTATAGCTAAAGCAATTTATGCCCTAAAAGCTTCTAAGGGTATAACTATTGATTTCTCTGCTATAGTTAGTAGAATTTTCAGCTTAATTGCCAATAATAATTTATTCTTTTCTGCTTGGGCTAAAATAACTTTATTTGGGCAAAAATTTATAGCCTGGGGGGACATAATTACTTCTTATTCTGCCAAAATTACCAGAGATATATATAATCCAGTAACGTATTCTATAAATACTATTTTTACTTCTCGGCTAAGAAACCTCTATTCTTTTATGGCTCAAGGATATATTTATATCAATATAGAAAATTTTTTCAGAAGTAGTATAAAATTAATTGCTGATTTGTCTACTTCTTTTTCTCCCTTTGCAATTATTAGAAGAATTTTCTCTTTACACCCCAATATTTTAGCTATAGAAACTAATTTTCAGGCAATATATCATAAATTAATTAAAGAAATATCCAGTTTTGCTATTGTAATATTTTCTTCTGCTGAAATTGGCAAAACCTTAAGAAAATTTATGGCTCAAGTTCAATATAATTTTAATATTGTGCCAGTTTTAAGGAGATTAAGTCGAGGGTTATCTGCTTCTTATTTGATGAATTTTAGTGGTTCAGTAATATTAAAAGGGTGGTTATCAGTTAAAAAAGTTATTTCTAATTGGATTGATAAAGATAAGCCACCTTCTGATTGGGATAATGTTTAGGAGGAAAAATAATGGCTACTTATACAACTTACTATAATTTAAAAAAGCCACAAGCGACCGATACTACTGAAATTATAACTGACCTTAATAGTAACTCTGATACAATTGATAATGCACTTTATGCTAAAGTTGATAAAGATACAGACGCAACTGAAAACAATATAGCCAAATTTGATATAAACAAAAACCTGGTTGATTCTGCTATAGCTGCCGTTGATGTTTCAGACGCTATAACCAAAAAGCACACTCAAGGCACTGATACTACCTTGGGAAAAATGACTGCGGATATTGATATGAACTTTCATAAAATTACCAACGTTACTGACCCCACCTCAGCACAAGACGCTGCTACAAAGAATTATGTAG